CAATTTCTAAACCGTATTGCTTACCTATCTCGTCCAGTGCCTGTATCTGCGATTCAATTCCGCGTCTCGTTTTAAGTATATTAAAAGGAGTGGCCTTCTCGCCTTTTTCGGTTGCAATTATTCTTGCGGCTTTGTTCAGTCTGCCTGTGGTATATCTGCGGTTTACGCCCACCTTGATTTGTGAGTTTTCCCAAATGCTTCGCTTTTGCTCTGTGGTGGGCATTCCCTCGGAAACACTTTCGGGCGCATTGATAACCGCCCTGTGTTCCATAAGTTCCTGCACGTCTCCGCCCTCTTCCATGTACGCAAAGAGGAGAGCGCCAAGGTCTCTGTTGGTAATCTTGTCGCTCTGCAGGCTTTCAGCAATTTGTCTTGCACGAGAGTCTGTACCTTTTTTCAGTGCCGCATCCATAAGAGGCTGTGCCATATTATTAGAGGCAACCGTCTTACCCGCCTGTGTTGTCGCAATCGTGTTGTATACAGAGCCGTATCCGCCCATAACACCGCCCGAAAGAGCGCCGCCGAGAGCCGCCGCAACAAGGTCTCTGCCCTCATCCTTCCAAGCCTGTGCGCGTGCCTGTTCCTCGGTCATGCCGTTAGCAACATAATCGCGTATAGCTACGTTAAAAGCAGAGTTATTATCCATAATAATGCTATCGGCAATCTTGTTAGTTGCTTCCGTTGCAAATTCACTTGTAGCTTCTGTGAGCACGTGCTTGCCCAATGCTTCAAGCAGTTCACGGAAAACTTTCTTAACTGCCTTCAGACGTTTAAAGCTTCCCAGTTCAAGAAGTTCCCACAGAGCTTCGGAAGCACCCGATATTGCCGCAAGCCTTGTTGCCTCGTTCTGCGTGGCTCCGCGTTGAAGCGCATCTCTGTATGTGCTGGTTGCCGCGCCCGATGCCATCATGAGAGAAGCGAGCCATTTTTGGTTAAAGGATGCAGCGCGCGCCACGGTGGACTCGCCCACGCTCGTAGCCGTCTGATACAGGAAAGGAAGCACTTTTTTCATTGCTTCACTGTCTACAGAATTTGCGATATTTTCAGAGACCGTGCCGTAGGTCTTTTCCTTTACGGCGTTCAACATAAAGATGTCGCTGTTGGGGTCTATTTCCTTGCCGTTTAAGCGGGCAGCCGTTAATGCCGTAACACCTACAAGGTTAAAAGGTACAGAGAGAATAGCACCAGCGGTTGCGCCTACAGGGTTTCTTATGGCGTTCTCTGCCGCCGCTGTCTCTATAGCCGCCATGTGTCGCTGATTGAGTTTAGGTGCAAGAAGCTCAAGGAATTTGTCAGCCTCGTTTGTGCCGTTGGCTTTATCCCTTGCCCACAGGATGTTATATACCTTTTTCTCGTCCTCGTTCATGTACTCGTAGTTCTCTTCGGTCTGTCTGCCCGACGCTACGATATCCTCGGTTATCTTAACCTTGTTGCCCTTGCCCTGTTCATTTACAGCAATGGTGTCGTACTCCCGTGGAGTGTCGCCGAGTGCCCACGGGGTATGGCGTATCTGCGCCGCCATGTTGGTATACTTTTGGTTTGCGGGGTCTTCAAGCAGAGCCATGTAATTAGCATAGTCTTGTGCGCTCTCTGCTCTGTAGAGTCTGTCGGAATACTCCTGCCCTTTATTGCGCCATTCTTCCGCCTGTCCTAACACCATGCGATACATGGCATCTATGGGCTTGTTGCCGCTGGGGTCTGCACCCATCTGCTGATACGTTATAGCGCGGTCTCTGTAGTCGGTTTCGTTTTTCTTGGCAATGTCAATCTGCCCTTGAAGCCATTCCGTGCTGATGGTCTCGTCCGTGGCTTGTTGCATAACCCCTTGGTTGGCGTATGCCATAGGGAACTTATCCTGCAACTGTTGCGGAGTTGCGGACTTATAACCTTGATTTATAGCACCGGGTACAACACCTGCAGGTGCATTGCGGTATGCCTTTTGATAGTCCGCATTCTGTGCCACGTTAAGAACGGACGGGTCTGTTATGCCCGCGTTCTTGAGGTAATCCGTGGAACTCATACCCTTCGGTGCGTACTGTATTGCTCTCTGCAGTGCTGTACTACTTTCGCCGACAGACGGAGCCTCATATTTTTTCGCCCCAGGCACTACACCTGCACCCGATGCCGCACCGTTCTTGCGCAGATAATCTGTGTATGCTTTCTTATACACCGCCGCTGCGTGGTCTTGTCTTGCCTTCAGAGCGGCTTGGTTGCCTTTGGTGACGAAATCAACATATTCGTCATAATTCGACACCTGCCCGCGTTTGACGGCGGACTCATAGCCGTGCATAACTTTTGTCGCAGTATTCTGTTGTTTTTTAGCGCGATTTTCTTTGCTATCCTGTAACGGATTCAGCCAAGGATTTGCCATATATTAAGCTCCTATCTGTGCCGTGATTTCGTTAGCCGCCATTGCTCCTGCCGACATAGGCTGTGCGGATTGTGCCGCCGCCTGTATCTGCTCCATTTGCTGCTGACGTTCTTTATACCTTTCTATAAGTTTGGATTTACCGGGTATAAGATGCTTGGGTACTGCTTCAAGATAATCAATCGGATCTACAAGCTGTTTGGAGAAGAGAGCATCAAGGCTCTGTACCGTGGTAAGCTCACTCCAATATGCCGCTGTGCCGATGTCCACGTTCTGCTGCAGTTGCCACTCGTTGAGGAAACCAAAATCAAGCGGTATTTCCTGTGCCTGTTCCAGCTCGTCCCTTGTGACTACCATGCGCTGACCGTAGTACACGCGCATTTGGTCGGTGAGTATGCGCACAAAGTCCTCAACAAACTTGTAGTATTCCTGTCTTACAAGCTCAAGCGGCACGCCTGTTGCTTTCTGCACCGCGATAATAGCGGAGGTGTTGTCTGCGCGGACGTTACCAAGCGCGGCATCTGATGCACCCATAAGGTCGCGGGTAAGGTTTATAAATGTGTCGATATACTGACCCACCTGTGCGCTCATGGTAGTTGCATGGTTATCGTAAGCTACGATGTCGTTGGGGTTGCCGTTTACGGCTACAGGTGCCACGCCTTCCTTCCATGCCTTTAAGCGGGAAGAATCGTAAAATACTCTCGGGAATGCCTGTTGACGGATAAATCTCTGCGCCATTGCCGCCATTTTGTTTATAGCAATCTGATTGGGTATAAGACCCGTTATCGCGGACTCGCCGTGATAGCAATGCTTTACCTTTTCCCAGCTCATCCATGCGATGGGATAGAGTTTGAGACCCGTGTCTGTCTCTTCCTTGACGTATGCGCCTTCGGTAACCTTGCAGAAATGTATGGTGCCATTTTCTTTCCAGTATTTTATAAGCACGGTAACCTTACTGCTGTTGGTCTGCTCTTCCTCGCGGAATTGCTGATTCATGGATGTGGAGAGCGTTACGCTGTCTATATCGTCCTGCGGTCTGCCGTTCCTCTTCATCTCGTCTTTTACGTCTTGGAGCAAACGTCTCTGCTCGATGATGATATACGGTTGCTTCTGCGGGTCTGCCTCTTCTGTGTTGCCAAAGAAAACATAGGTGTTGTCGAGCACCTCTGCCTCAATCTGTCCTGTTACGCCTTGCCAGCCCGTCTCCTTGTCGGGGTCAAAGTAAATGTGCATACATCCGTCACCGTCTACTGCGGCATCGTCAAGCACGTCGCGCATCTTGGGTCTAAAATGCGTATACTCCATTATTTGGTCGATTTGCTCTTCAACCGCCGTGAGCTTTATGCGTGCATCACTGTTCTCCACTCTGTTGAACAGAGACAGAGAAACGCCTATGTCATCCGACACAAGCATAGCTATAAGATAGTTTTTAACGCGCTTTAAGATATTGAATACAGGCTTGTCTATATCGGGAGCGTATACGCCCTCCCACTGTCTGCCGCGTACAAAAAGCTCGTTTCGTTTTACCGTCTCACCCAAACCTATAGAGTCGTTATAGGTGAGACCTTGCATATATTCTTGCCATATACCTTTAGGGTCTTTCTTAACCATCAATATCCTCCGTAGTTTATAAAGCTTTCAAGCTCTGAATAGTAAATATGCGTTGCCTTGTCTTCCTTCTCGCCGGGTTTAGGCGTGGTAGACAACAGATATCTCAATGCATCGGGTGCGTGTGTTAATTCATGCGGGTCTGTCGCTACGTCCGAGACCTTCTTCTCGTCTCTTTGCAATGCGGGCAGCGTGCGTATAAGGTTGCGGCAATTATCGAACACCTTTAGCCTTGACGTGACACCGCCGTCTCCGTCATCTTCGAGCTTCAGCCACTCCTTTACGTTGAGCCAGCCGTCCACTCTCGCGCCTTTAACTGTGATGAACGGAATGCCGTGCTCGCGGAATATGTCTATCTGCGATTTGCCCGTCTGTGTGGAACGTCCTTCAAGGTCGGACGGTGCTATGTAACTGTCCACATATTCCCCGCCCACCATGTCGCGGATACGTTCTGCGGCATCAGATATAACAAGACCGCTTTCGTATACCTCGCGAATGATGTAGATATTGCCGAGGTCATCCACCGCCGCCATGAGTGCCGCCAGCATATCGAGACCGTAGTCTATAGCCACATACCTGCGCCACTCTTCGGGAACGGGGAACGGCTTTGTGACGTGTATGTTCTCGTTCCACTCATCGAAATACGTGCCAACGAGCACGTCCCATCTGCCCTCGTAGAGCGTGAGCCTTTCCGCTCTGCTCATGCGCTTCAAGCGGTCAATATACTGCGGGTCGTTCTCCATGATGTGGCGGTTGTCTTCAACCCTTGCGGGAATGAATATCCTGCTTGTCGGCTCCGCGTCCTCCGCTTCCTTTACCCAAAACTTTTCGTTTGCGGGTGCGGGGTCTATGAATCTTTCTTTGACCCATACGTGCCCTACACCGCCGGGGTTTGTTGAGGATTTGATTGCTTTGGGGTAATCGTTTGCGCCCGATCTGATACGGGATATCATGTAGGTGTATGTAAATTCGGAAAAATGCGTCAGCTCGTCAAAGCGGATTACATCATAATCAGCAGATTGGTATTTATAGACATCGTTTTCACGCTGGAGATAACCAAAGTCGATTACGCTGCCGTTCTTGAAAATGTACGTGTGCTTCTGTTCGTTATATACAGCTATTTCTCTCGGATACAGCTCCCTCGCTATACGCAGCGCAGACTTCTCAAGTTCGGGGTATGTCTTACGCAGAAACAGTTGCTTACTCTTCGGGTATTTAACTGCGTAGAGCAACATATCTATGAGCTGACCGTATGTCTTTCCGCCGCCCGCCGCTCCGCCGTACAGAACTTCAAAAGCATCCGCTTCGAGAAACGCACGCTGTCTTTTTGTAACGGTAAGGTTTAGCTCACTCATCGAACTTTACGTTTATAGAGAAGCCTTCCTCT